CCTACCCCCAGTGAAACTGAGACCTTCCAATACTATGAAACTGTCCGATAAAACTATCTCTGTCCTGAAGAACTTCTCTTCGATCAATCAATCGATTCTCTTCAAGGAGGGTAGCAAACTTCGCACTATCAGTGTGATGAAGAACATCCTTGCAGAGGCAACTGTCACCGAAGAATTCATGAAAGACTTCGGCATCTATGATCTCAATCAATTCCTTAATGGTTTGAGTCTGCACTCTAGTCCTGAACTTGACTTTGCTAATGATGGATATGTAATGATCCGTGAAGGTCGGTCTCGATCAAAGTATTTCTTTGCAGACCCTAATGTTATTGTAACTCCTCCCGAAAAAGCAATTCAACTTCCTAGTGAAGATGTCTGTTTTGAACTGAGCACCGATCAACTGGAGAAACTTCTCAAGGCATCTGCAGTTTATCAACTCCCCGATCTCTCTGCTGTTGGTGAGAATGGTGTTGTCAAACTGGTCGTTCGTGATAAGAAGAATGACACATCTAATGACTATGCTGTAGTTGTTGGTGAAACAGAAGCAGAGTTCTCTTTCAACTTCAAAGTTGAGAACATCAAAGTCCTTCCTGGAACTTATGAAGTGGTTGTGTCACAAAAACTTCTGTCACGATTTACCTCTAAGAACCACGATCTGACCTATTATATTGCTCTAGAACCTGATTCTACTTTCGGATGAATATCTTTGTGACCTCCCCTAGTCCTTGGGAGTCTGCCAGGGTTCTCCCTGACAAACATATTGTCAAGATGCCCCTAGAGACATGTCAGATGCTTGCTATTGTATGCTCTGACAAATGGGGTCATGGATTCGGCACTCTTCCCAGAGCAGATGGCACTGCCTATGCAACTGAGAAGGGTGCTTTTCGTAATCATCCTTGCACAAAATGGGCAAACGAGTTTGTAAACAACTGGCAGTGGTTGCTTGCTCACGGACTTGCTATGTGTGATGAGTACACTGCTCGTTATGGTAAGGTTCACACCTGTCAGAAGACCCTTCTAGCAGCAAAGGAGATACTGCCTACAGCAGACCCACAAGGTCGTAGTGGAAAAGGTCCAACACCCTTTGTATTTGCTGGACCTGATGAATTCAAGTATGACACAAGCATTGACATCTTCACTGCTTATAAGATGTATATTGCATCTAAACCGTGGGTGAAGGATAATTATCTTCGTATCCCTGATCGCAAACCTGATTGGATTTAATAATGAAACACATTCTATTCACTTTGAAAGGATGTCCATTTGAATTGCTAGATGACAAAGAGTTTATTCGGATGCTTCTGTATAGAGCAGCAAAGGAATGCAAATCTACTTTACTTGATTTAGCAGTACATAAGTTTGATCCTCAGGGGGTTACTGGTATTGCCATGCTTGCAGAAAGTCATATTTCAATTCACACTTGGCCAGAGAAAGGTATGGCAGTTTGCGATGTCTTTACATGTGGGGATACCGCTATGCCTGAAGATGGTGTAGAATATATGAGAGAGCAATTGAAGGCAACTGATATTGTCTCTAGTAAATTTGTCCGTCCTCTGGAATGACTAACGTTGATGTGCCAATGAGAATAACTGGCAGTATCATGGTTATTACTGCTTATTTTGTTGTTATTCATGTTAATATGACTCTTGGAGTTGTATTGCACTTTGTTGCTGATGTGATTTCAGTTCCTTACTTTGTAAGAACAAAATCTTGGGATGTTGTCATTATGCTGGCATTTCTTTTGGCAATTAGTTTTAGTAAATTGATTTTTTAATTATGCGTGATGAATTTCTTTGGGTTGAAAAGTATCGACCCAAAACTATTGAAGATTGTATTTTACCAACAAATATTAAGAAGACCTTCCAGGACTTCCTAGATAAAGGTGAAGTGCCAAATCTACTCCTTGCTGGACCTGCTGGGTGTGGAAAGACTACTGTAGCTAAAGCACTCTGTAACGAATTGGGGGTAGATGTTTATGTCATCAATGGATCCGATGAAGGACGATTCCTTGATACCGTCCGAAATACTGCGAAAAATTTCGCTTCGACCGTCTCGCTTGCGTCAACTGCAAAACACAAAGTCATCATCATTGATGAGGCAGATAACACAACCAATGATGTACAACTCCTCCTACGGGCGTTTACTGAGGAGTTTAGTGGCAACTGCAGATTCATCTTCACCTGCAATTTCAAAAACAAAATTATCGAACCTCTCCACTCCAGATGCGCCTGTATTGACTTTTCAACCAACTCCAAAAGCAAACCCCAACTTGCCGCCCTCTTCTTCAAAAGACTCCAAGAAATCTTGGCTACAGAGAGTGTTGAATATGATAACAAGGTCCTGGTAGAATTAATCAATAAGCACTTTCCTGATTGGAGACGTGTTCTGAATGAGTGTCAACGTTACTCTGCTGGTGGTAAGATTGACTCTGGCATTCTTGCAACCTTTAGTGATGTAAAAGTAAATGACCTGGTTAAGAAACTTAAAGAGAAAGATTTTCCCGAAGTACGTAAATGGGTCGTCAATAACCTGGACAACGATACTAGTGTACTTCTGCGTCGTATTTACGATGCTTGTTATGATTCCATGGTTCCGAATAGTATTCCTGCTGCTGTGCTTACTCTTGCTAAGTATCAATATCAAATGGCGTTCGTTGCGGATCAGGAAATAAATATGCTTGCGTGTTTAACCGAAATTATGGTGGAGTGTGAATTCAAATGATTGATGTAAAACTTATTCGTATCGTGACTGGTGAAGAAATCATCGCAGAGGTTGTCTCTGAAGATGAGAATACCATCACTGTTAAAAATGGTCTGGTAGTTCTGCCCAATGCAACTGGTGTAGGATTTGCTCAGTGGGCAACTGTGATTGACCCTGATAATCCAGAGGTTACAATGAAACAACAGCATGTTGTATATGTTGTTGCCGTACAAGAAGATGTTGCCAAGAAATATAATGAAATGTTTGGTAGCAAATTAGTAACACCCTCTAGTAAAAAACTAATCGTATGAAATCCGAAAAAGTAAAAGCACAAGTTAAATCTAAGTGGTACTACATTTTTTGGGGTACTGCTACGGTATCTGTTGTTCTTGGTCAACTTTATGTTGGCACTGGATATCGTTACATGTATGATGGTATGCAAGAACTGCTTCAAAAAGTTGATGGAGTTCTTCTCCATGCCACCCCTGATAAAGGACCTGATTATCTCTGATGAAAGCACTGAAAACCCCTCTTCGTTATCCTGGTGGCAAATCCAAAGCCATCAAAACTCTGTCTGCTTGGTATCCCAAAGTCATCTCAGAGTATCGTGAACCCTTTATTGGTGGGGGTTCGATTGCTATCGACGTAACAAAATCTAATCCAGATATCCCTGTCTGGATTAATGACCTGTATGTGCCCCTTTACAATTTCTGGGTACAACTGCGGGATCATGGTCAAGACCTCTCTGAGAGTGTCAGAGAGCAGAAAGAGAAGATGCTAGAGAGTGGCACCCAAGAGGAGAAGGATAAGTTTGCAAGAGCACTGTTTGATCAGTATGCTGCTGAGATTGACACCTATGATGACTTTCAGAAAGCAGTTGCTTTCTTCATCATGAACAAGTGTAGTTTCTCTGGTTTGACTGAGAATAGTTCTTTCTCTCGCACTGCTGCTAACTCTAACTTCTCTCTAGTTGGCGCAGATAAACTTGCTCAGTTCTCTAAACTAATCAAGCACTGGAAGATCACTAACATTGATTACTCCGAAGTAATGAATGCTGATGGTCCTGAGAATACTTTTGTGTTCCTTGATCCTCCTTATGACATCAAAGACTTTCTGTATGGAAAGAACCGTGAGATGCATAAGTCATTTGATCATGATGTGTTTGCAGAGAATGTATATAAGTGTCCTCACAAGTTCATGATTACTTACAATGTCAATGAACGTTTGGAAGAACTCTACAAGGACTATGAGTTGACTCATTGGAAGTTGCGTTATTCCATGGCACATCGTGGTGATAAAGGCACTGATGATAATGTCAAGACTGAACTTCTGGTCACTAACTATTCCCTTACTCCTAAGACACCACTGGAGGAGCAATGGAACTGAAAGACTGGTTGAACTCCATTAACTTCAATAAGGAAGATCTAAGTGAGAACATTAGTTCTTACCCTCCATATATCATCAATCGTTGTCTCTCTGGACATTTAGATTGTGTGATGTTTGCTAATGAAATGAACAAACATCATTTCCTTGAAAAAGATATGCAATATTCTTTTTATCTAAATACTTTGAGGAAAAAGAAGAGATTCTCTCCTTGGCTCCGAAAGGATAAAGTCCAGGATTTAGAATGTGTCAAACAATACTATGGTTATAGTAATGAGAAGGCATCTCAGGCTCTGAAAATTCTTACTAAAGAACAGATTAACTACATTAAACAACGACTTGACATTGGAGGAACAAAATGAGTACTGTGGAACCAACAGTTCAGTGGTCTCAAGATCAAATGGTGGAGGTGCTCCTCAATGAACCTGATGATTTTTTGAAAGTAAGAGAGACACTGACACGCATCGGAGTTGCATCACGCAAGGAAAAGAAACTCTATCAATCATGCCATATCCTGCACAAGCAGGGAAGATATTTTATCGTTCACTTTAAGGAATTGTTTGCTCTGGATGGCAAACATGCCAATCTAACTGGGAATGATGTTCAGAGACGCAATCGTATTACCAAACTGCTTGCAGACTGGGGTCTGATTACAATTGTAAAACCAGACTCTGTAATTGATATCGCCCCTCTGAACCAGATCAAGGTCCTTGCGTATAAGGATAAGTCAGACTGGGTGCTGGAACAGAAGTATAACATAGGAAAGAAAGGAAAGCAACAGGAAGGTGAATAAATAAGACGTGTCTTTCGTGCGGCACACTCTACAATCGGAACACCTGAAGACCTCCCTTGACGGGGAGGTCTTTTTTTGCTAGAATAACTGCATACCAAATCAATTTTAATGACTGCCCTAGAATCTTTGCAGACTCGTCTAGAAAAGTTTAAAGTCAATTATGTGTATAATCCCCTTTTCTCTTATGAAGAAAATCGTGGAGCATTTCTAACTCGATTGATAAGTCAAATGATTGGAAACTATGCTGAACAAGTTATGCCTGAGTATGATCTGGATCCTGAGTCAAAGTTTCTTGGAGCTGGTAAGAAGACTGATTGGGAAAACTCTAAATTCGTTTTTGAGTTGAAGAAAAATCCACCGGCAAACAATGGATCATCAAAGAAGTCTGATGTGCCTAAATTGATAAATGATGCAAAAGAAAAAGGTAAAACTCCTATATATGCATACTGGGAAGATCGTCCAAAGAATGATTGGGTAGGCAAAACAGAAGGATTTGATAAAGGTCTTCGTTACGTTCATGGTTCAGCACTATTTAAATTATTGGGTTATAAAAATTATAAGGAACAGTATAATCTGTATCTTGATAATATTAACAATATCTTTCTTATGATCAAAGAAGACCTTACTAATAAATTCGATGAAAAATTTCAATCCTTTAACAAATCTGCTGTATGAAGAGATTGATTGTCGTAGTGCTAAAGTAACTGACTTTGAAGTGAGACCAACAACCATTCAGCAAGTCAGAGATTTTGTTGAAAGGTGGCACTACTCTTCTAATGTAAATGGATTGCGTATATCGCATGTCTTTGGTCTTTATTATAATGAAGATCTAATTGGTGCAATGATTTATGGCCCACTAGGGATGGCAAATACTTGGAAGAAGTATGGTGAGTCTGAGAATGATGTTGTTGAACTTCGCAGACTCTGTTGTATTGATAATACTCCTAAGTGTACAGAGAGTTACTTCATCGGAAAGACTTTAC